CTTCAAGATCTTCACCGCTTGAAAATAACTTTAATCCTACGTTTTTGTTTTCATCTACCATAAAATTTTACTTTATTACCGTGTTCTTTTTGATTCTATTAGCCAAACCCCCAAAGCCACTTGAGGTTGTAACTTCTTGTTCAGGGTTAGTGTTTTGAGGGTTAGTAGGTTTTCTTATACCCGATACAGCTCCCACACGATTGTCTTTAAAGCTTGGTAGATTCAGTTGCGGGAATGCTGCAAAGTCTTCGTAGATTACCAACGATCTGTTAAGTAAAGGGAGTGCGTATTGTAAAGTTTTCCGCGCGTCTTGAATTTGTTCAGGACTATAAAGTTCGGGTGTGGACCCTGCATAGTCTGAAATCTTATTTGTCGCATGTCTAACAGCAGGTTCAAGAGTATTTTTTATTAAAGCTTCTAAGACCCCTGCAACTTCTCTATCTTGTGTACTCATAGTAATCTTATCTACTTGTGCTTTGTAAGGTTCTAATAAGTCTCTAAGTATCCTTCCTCCCGGAGCGTCTTTCATCATCAAAAACAACATACGGTTTCTTACGTCTTCCAACTCTCTCTCTGCCCTGACTACATTTCCCGTATATACGTCCAAAGGAAAAGCAGGTTTCACGCCCGCACCTAAAACTTCACTTAACCTATTTTTCACTTTACCTGCTAAGTTCTTTACATTTACTGTTTTACCTAAACCTGAACCAACAACAAATATTCCGGGCACCTCCTCTGCGACTGAGGGTGACAATGGTTTGTGTAATTTATCATGAGCTAAATCAACTTTTACATTATTGTTTTTGTCTCTTATAACTAATGACCTGTATTGTTCACCTAAACCGTCGCCTGATTCGTCTGCACGTGCGGCGTTTAAGTCCTCCGACTCGTTTGGACCTAAAATCTGCGGCTTTTCTTCCATAAACCTGTACCCACCGTACTCTTCTGCTATTGGTGTTTCACCTGAAGTTTCGGCCGATGAGGTACCATAATACTTTATTTGTAGAGCTTTTTTAGCCTCTTCTGCCGTAGGTATTCTAGTTATCCCTTCGTCAAACCTTTTTATATCCTTTAATAGAGACGGGTTTTTAATAGCTAAAATATTAATCTCGTCTGTAGTTAAACGACGACCCGGTACACTAACCTGTCTACCATTTGCGTCTAAAAGCGTCTTGGGTGCAGCCTCTTGAAAAAGGTAATTTAGGTAAGCAGGCTCCCATTGCGCTATCTTGATGTTTGTTTTTTCCGCGTCCTCCAGAGCGTAAGGTACGAAAACCCTTGGGTTTTGAACAACATTAGGAAGGTTTTTGGGGCTAAAATCGGTTAAATCAACTCCTTCATAAAGTGGTTCTTGTTCCTTCGTATATTTCTCTAATTCAAGGGCTTTCTCAGCCCCTAACCTACGGCTCAGCATAGCAAAGTCATGTGCCCGAGCGTCTTGGGCAGCAATCACGTTTTGAGCCTGACCAAGAGCTTGTAGATCTAAGGCGCGTTGCTCGGCGGCTTGACCTTGTTTGAATTTCTCAAGTTCCCCGGCCCGCGCACCGATGTTACCAAATACAGGATTAAAAGACGTTGCTAACCTTTCGCCAAAGCTCATGCTACGCTCTGTCGGAGAAGCAAGAGCTAAACCGCCTTGAGCAATATCAAAAAGCATTTGTGCTTGAGTCATACGTCTTTGGTCCGCGAGAGCCGCTTCGCGGTCCTCGGTGCCTAATACACTAGCGTAAAGGTCTCTTTGCCTCTGAAATTCTTCTAATTCTTCTGCTAATTTAGCATTTGGCTCTCCGCCTTCTGCCATGTGGATAACAGGTCCCCCTTGGCTAAAATTTACGGGGTCGGGTTCTCCCATTCCTACAGTGGACATAATCCCCTCGGCCATCGGGCCTTCTATGGGTGCCGTCATCTCTTCCGCCGCGAGACCTCCTATTCCTTGGTCTACTGCCGCCATCTGCATTACGGGTTGCAGTAAAGTAAGAACCGACTCAGGTGTTGCTTGTGAGTCTTCTTGACCTACAACACTTGTAAGTTCCGCGTACCGCGCTTCAATAGGCTGTTGGTCGCCGCGTATACCGTTAATAACTTGCTCGTAATTCTCGGCATTATCAATTTGCTGCATCTGACCTTGAGCCATTTCAAGTGCGCCTTGCAGTTGAGCAGGGTCAACACCTTGTTCTTGTGCCATCATCGCCATTTGATCCATACCCATTTCAGGTTGCGGCATCGCAGGGCCACCATTTGCAAACATTTGTCTACCCATTACATCTCTACTCATCATAATTTCACCCTTTTGGAAATAATCCTGCTTGTCTTGCGCCCGCTACCGCGCTTAAGCCGCCAATACCTAAGCCCAAAGCTGTTGTTAAACCCGAGGGCTGACCGCCCGACGTTTGTGTTATTTGTTGCTGACTTGTCGGAACGCGCGACAGTATATCAGAAACAAAACCTAGCTGTTGATACGGTTGTTGATACTGAGCTTGTTGTGCATTGTAAAGAGCATCAAGACCTAGTTGCTGCTGTTGTTGTAGCGCAGAACCCATGCCATAAGCAGATTGTATATCACGTTGACCTAATTGTTGACCTAATTCGCCTAAAGAAGCTTGCTGTAATCCAAGACCGCCCATCGCTTGACCGCCTGCAATACCCAGTTGTGCCGCAGTTTGGCCTCTTCCTTTCGCGGATTCAAAGGCAGATTGAGCACGATTAGCTGCATTTTCAAAACCTACTTGACGCATTTGAGACGCGGTACGCGCTTGTTGGTCCAGTATGTTACGTGTTAATTCAGCCTCTTGTATACCTTGACGGGCCCCGCCAAAAGCTCCTGCCGCCACGGCCTGCGAACCTTGTTGCGCCGCCTGAATATCTCCTTGGCGTTGTATATCAGATAAAGCCTGCTGAACGGCGGCATCTTCATAAGGGTTCATAAACCTTTGTGCTGTTTGAGGATCATACATCTGTGTTGTTCCACCAAGACCCGCAACGCTTTGCTGTATACCTTGTCCTGCATCACCTAAAGAATAGCCCGCTTGTTGTAAGTAAGGTTGATAGCTACCGATACCCGCTTCCGCTAAATCTGCCGCCTGAGACTGCAATCCAGACATAGCCGCCATCTGCTGAGTAGGAATAGGTATACCTGATTGAGCTAACCCTCTAGCCGACTCATATAAACCCAGTCGCCGCGCTTCAAGTTCAGGCGCTTCTCGGACAACCTGTGTAGTAATCTCAGACATTACGCGGCCCTTCCACGCTTTTCTAGGTTTCTCATAACAGAGTACATGTTTTTAATGCCGTTGTTAAGGTCGCCGTTGCCTAGACCCCTAACAGCTTTTGTTGTCATGACAAACTCTCCGGGCATTAACATAGCTTTCACGCTATCCTTACCCGCAATACCTTCGTCAGGTGATATCCCGCCGTTGCGTCTCGGGAAAACATGACCACCGTCGGCCATTCCTATATTTTGTTGCCGAGCTAAAAAGGCATCAACCTCTTCTCGTGTCGGCGTTGGGCCGACAGGATTAAATTCTGGACTGACGTAAGGACGACTTTCGAATACAGGGCCTTGGCCCACGTCTCGCGGATCTCCGGGCCTGTAAATAGGGGCGCCGTATATATCCTTAGCCATATAATTCGGTAAAGTCATAGCAGCATCTGTAGGTTTGTAGAAAGTCCTACCGACACCCTCTTTAATTGTCAAAGCAGGTGTGGAAAGATTTGGACCTTGATACCCTTGTACTTGAGATATTGCAGGTGGTATATTTTCACCGCCCACTTTGTTTCGTTCCCGCTCTCTTCTATCACGCTCTTCACGAGTAATATACGTGTTAGTTTCCCCATCAAAAACAAGATTACCTAGTGAATTAACCATAAAGTCTTCGGGACGATCCCTTAACAGCATATCGCCCGTAGTAGTAAATTTTGGATCAAGAGCGTTGGCTTCTGTTGTACCTAAACCACCCACGAGGGCGGATCCGCCTATTAACGCAGCGCCTGTTTTAATGGGGTTTTTCTTTGCAGCCTCGAAAGTTCTAGAAATAAGGCCTTCTCCCGCTCCTGTAGAAACAGAAGGCAGCTTTATAACATCGCCAACATCTATAAACTCTGGATTGGCAGCATATTTCGGATTTAGTTTCAATAAATCATCAACTGTAATACCTTGTTGCGCAGCAATTTTAGAAAGGCTATCACCAGAATTAACTGTTACTGTTCGTGTTACATCCGCAACTGCATCCGTAACTGCATCCGTAACTGCAGTTGGTGTACCTGTTGCCGCTGCGGGTACATACTCTCCGCTAACGCTGTCAAAAAATCCACCAACATCTCCAGAAGCTAGGTTTTGAGCACCTTCTTTGATACCCGTACCAAACTGTGAAAATCTTTCACCTATGCCGCCAGTAGCTTCTCTTAAGTTGCCCATAAAGGAACCTGTGTTACCAGAGAAGCCCGCAAAAATTCCTCCTGCTGCACCAGACATCAAGCCTGATTTAAGAGCATCACCAATACTACCGCCGCTAACAAGTGTTCCGATACCTGATCCGAGGGCCGCGCCAAATACAGGACCTAACGGGCCAAATACGGAAAGAGCTATAGGCAATACAACAGGTAATGCTTTCTTAACAACTTTAACAACACCTTTTATAGCTTTACCAATACCTTTAAATATTTTCTTTAAGAAAAACTCGGGTAATCCTGTGTCAGGGTTAAGGTCGTTTTCCTCAGCACCTACAACATAAGCTTCAGGGTTATCAACACCCGCTTCACTTAAAATATCATAGATACGCTGTTTAATTACATCGTCTTTTAAAAACTGTGCAGGTATTACAAGCTCTCCTGTAGCAACGTGAGCTAAGGTATCGTCTTCATTACGACCATATTCCGCCATTCTTGCCGCGATTGCAGGTAAACTTGCAACTCTTTCGTCGTCAAGGTCTTCGTCGTCTTCACCGTAAACCGCATCAAGGTCTTCGTCGGACATAACAAAATCGCCTATACCTCCGTCAGGTACATCTTCTACATCAACATCCGCGTCTATTTCCTCTTCCGAAGACACTTCATCAAAGTCCTCTTCTTCAAACTCTTCGATGTTTAATGCTTCTTTTGCCATTATGCTGCTCCGCCGGTAATGCTCTCGGGCATAGTTACTTGTACCATTGTACTTCTTTTTTCTGCTCCCGTCCATGTAGAATTGCACATTGGGCAAAATCCATCAGGATAAGAATTTATCTCTTCTATAGTGTCTACCTCATTACCACACGAAGTGCAACTAACTACGTCACGACTGGAGGCGGGCCTCCAAACGCTGCCATCATCCATTGTAAAAATTGTTTCATCGCTCATGTTGTTGTCACCGTTACGCTTCCCGCGCCCCCTGTTGCTGAAGAACCTCTCAAATAAGGTTTGTTAGCTACTGTTATACGAAGCTCGTCTCCATACTGAAAAACCCCGCCAATAGGGAGGTTATAGTTGTCTGTTTGTAATTCTGGTAGCGTCAAAGACGAAGCTTGCCAAGGTCCCGGATTATTAACTTGTTGAATAAATACGGAGAAAGCCCGAACCACCTCTGACATAAAAATAGCGTCATACTCTTGAGGAGCATTTGGAAAAAGCGGGTATACTAAGCCACGACTCATCTTCTACCGTCCTGCCTAATTTCTACGCGCGGCGTCCCTAACCTCCACATTACGCCTGTTTCTGAAGATTCTATTTTTAATCCAAAAGAACGTCCTCGTAACCTTATACGCACCTGATTCGTGAACTGCTCCACAGGTACCGTTGCAGTACGATTAATTGTGCTTGACTTTGTTCCGTCGTAATTAGCTCCGGGAAAATCCTTAACTTCTAAAGTAAAGTCTACACTAGGGGAAGGGTCGGTAGATCCGTCAAATGTAACGTCAGGTATTAACTTACTTAAAAAAGCAAAGTTATCACCCGCTCCAATAGATACAGGACTGCTCTGTATGAAAGCGTCTATGGCCGCAGGAGGGTTAACACTACCATCATCATCACCAAACTCGTGATAATACAGATGTCCGTCCGTACTTGCCGCGATAGGGTATTGGTCAATACCGCGATCTATCCAAAACGTTCGAGCTAAGTTACCGTAATACCAAGCTTTTTCCGTATAGTTGTAAACTACATATCTATCTATTTCATCAGAATCAGCAGAAGGATAATACCACCATATTTCCGAGTAAGACGAATTAACAGCAGCAAACACTTTTTCAGCTTGTAGCTGATTAAAATCATTAAACACGTAAGCCCTTACAGTACAAGGAAGCCTTTGAACTTGACCTGTATAAATATAGAACTCTTCTTCGCCCATCCAAAACACAGTATCGTCCACCGCAATAGCAGACAAAGGACCCGCTACCGTTATATTTTCTGAAATCATTGAAATACCAAAAGTAAAAGGAGCACCTAAATATTGCATAGCGTGTAAAGACTTGTCAGTGAAAACAAGTATCTGTTGCCGTGTTTCGAGGGCCGTGATTATTTCAGAACCTGTACCTATCCGTAGATCACCCGCTGTGTTTGTAGCTTGAGCTGACCAAACAAGTGGGTTTTCTTGGTCTGAAAAACGAATCAGTAAGGGGTCTTGAACCCCAATATTGTCTTGTGGATCACAACCAAAAACAATGACGTGCCTGTCACGGTCCGATATCATAACTTGTTTAGCGACAGTCGGTGTTGTAGCGTCCGCGCCCGCTAGGTCCGATAAAGCAACAGCACGTAGGTAGGGGTTAGCCGATGTTGAGGAATCCCAATAAAAAATACCCCCGTCCCTTACATTTATTAGTAGGTCTTCGCCAAAGTTGTCGTTAGTCCATATACGTAGAATTTCACCCGTTGTCGGAAAATTAGCACCAGAGCTCCATGAACCACGGCCATAAGTACCTGAACCCCAACCGATACCCGCCACAGTTGTGTCTAAACCCGTGTTAACTTGATAAGCACCCACCACAGACGAACCACCATTACCTGTATCTGAAGCGTTAGCTGTTACAGGAACTGGGGTATAAACCCCGTTTACTGTAATAGCCGATACCGTATTTACCTCACGAGCCTCTATATTGTAAGAGTTTGCGCTAACAATCTGCGTTATTTGGTATTCTTGGTTTAACACCGCTGCGGTTATATTACCACCTAATGTAACTGCCCCGCTAAACGTAACAAAATTATTTACCTCCGCTCCGTGGGCCACGTCTGTTACTAAGATTGTTGAAGATCCGTTGGTCGCGCCAAACGTTACATCTCCCGCCGCAGTTGTTGCGCGGATAGGTGTAATGTCGTTGAAACCACCGCCCTCGGATATGTAGTATTTAAAATTCGTGCCTGTTCCTATATAGAAAGACCCGTTTAAAGCCACAAACGGCTTAAGGGCTCTACAGGTTCCTAAGAACGTATCTGATGATTGTTTTATCCAACCTCCAATTTTCTCAGGAGTGCTAAACCTAAACCTAACCTTATCGCAGTCGTACCACCCGCCTTCATTACTGTAAGCAGTAGTTTCCCTAACGATACCGGGTCTAAATTGTAATTTCTGCAAAGGCATATAAGCTACCTTTCTTTATGCAGTTGTTCTTGTGTAGGCTTTAACATGTGTTATCTCCTCTGTCGTTGTATTATACACACATCCCCAGATAAACAACATAGGTACAATAGTCGTGTCGGTCGTGTCGTATGGAAAAACGTGAGAATTATTCGTACACCATGTTTGCATTACATCAGGGTCGGCTTGAAAGTACACGTCAACGTTTTCATTTACATTACCCGACTCATCGTGAATGCGGGCGTAAAATGGATAACTAACGGCGGGAAGAGCGTCGTTTATTTTATTATAATTATCTACATCAACGCGCTTCATTTCCCCGTCTGGTATAACAAATTTTGCTAAAACATCTGTCGTAACAGTATCAAACTTTAAACCATACCATTTTCTATACTCTTGGTAAGTAGCGCCAAATCGAGTTTTTATTGTATCTGTTAAAGCATCAAAATTATAAAATGAAATTGTATTGTTTACATTATACGGCGGTCTTTGTGCTGTATACTCTCCAACAAGGTTCATAGAGTTATCATCATAAGAAGGGACTTCTCCTGAAAATTCATTATTTAACTTTGTTACTAGTACCTGACCCTCGGTAGTATCTACAGCATAATCTGTTCTTGCAGCACTTCCGTTTAAATAGGTGGTATCTTTTACCTGCGCTGAATCAATCAAGGAAATACGATCCATTTGATCCTGTACCGTAGTGGATTGATAATATAAACTTTCAGCAGCTTTATTTGAAAGCGGGATGTTTACCGTATCGTCCGCGTTTAAAACAGAATGAACTTCAGCTATTCTCTGGTTTGTATCGGTTAGGATCGTTATTTGAATACCGTCTCTCGTTATATGTGAATAAGTAAACGTCATTACACCATTTCTATAAAGTTGTTAGTTGTAGAGAGGCCGAAAATACCGTTTACAAAAGTAGGGCTAGTGTTTCCACCCAAAGTTGCTACATCCCAACTCCATTGCCCTCGATTAGTTCCTTGCGTAAAATTTGCAGAAGTTCTTGCTAAGGCTACATCAGGACTTCCGCTATTAGTGGTTTGTCCAAGGTATAAGTTAAGTGTTGTAAATCCACTGTTAGTGAAAGTCTTGGAACCTGAAGTCACACCAATGTAAAAGTTTAATGTTCCGGCTATGTTTACAATGAATGTAATTTTACAAAGAGAACTACTCTGGAAAGAATCGATGGTTGCGTCAGTTATACTGCCATACGCCCCTTCTGAGTACCCACTTTCGTCAAAATACTGACCATCCGTATATACCGCAGATATAGCCGTGCCATGTATTGAGGCACTTGCCCCATACCATTCAGCAAAGTTCATTGCAGCCCCAGAAGCTTTATCGATCAAGGCTCTAATATCGGCTTCATTAAGATTACAGGCAGTACCGGTTGTTCCCCCTGCTTCAACATGGAAGTCATTTAAAGATATTTGTCCTGACGATGGAACTGCCATTATTTACCTTTTTTCAGTTCTTCGATTTCTTTTTTCAGTTCTTTTACCGACTCAACTAACAGACCTATTATTTGATTATAGTCCACATTAAGTCTTGTGGCATCTTCACCCTCATTACTTAACTGTTTGACCTCTTTAACAGCACTAGGTAAAACTTTTTGAACATCTTGAGCAATAACACCTGCTGATGCTTCACCGTCTCTTTTCCAGTTGAAAGTAACACCATTTAGTTTTTGTATTTTTTCTAACGGACTTTCTATAAGTTCTATATTATCTTTTAATTTTCTATCAGAACCTACCGAAGTTGAATAAGCAAATATGTTTGCGTCAGCATGGAAGTCTCCGTTGTCATTAAATAAGAACCTACTTGTTGTACCGTCTCTAATATACCAATCTCCGAGATTTAAATCAGTATACATATGCGAACCATTGAAGAAAAACTCTACGTCATTACTACTACCAAATCTTAGAAGTTTATTGTCTGCTAAATCTATAGCAGTATTCACTCCTAAGACCCCTTGGACAGTTACTTGTGAATCATTAACTTCAAGTCTTTCAGTACCACCTGTTACAACTCTAAATTGGTTTGCCGCATGGAACTGTAAATAAGTGTCTGTATCACCTGCGTGTATTATTTGTGACGGTATCGTGAGTGCACCACCGACGTTTGTATTACCCCCTTCAACTTGTAGGTTAAGTTGCGCGTTAGCACCGTTATCTACAGCAAGTATTTCATTACCATCAATACGAATATTTGTGCTACTTGTTGAACCAACCTGAAGTCCATGGGTTGTACTTGTGTTTGAAGCGTCACCTGTAGAAGTTGCTCTTAGTCTCAACGCTTGAAACTCACCACTTGCCGTTACTTGTGAATCGTCTATTTGCAGTCTGTTAGTGCCACCTGTAAGAAAGTTTATTGTGTTGGTATCATATCCCATGTAGGTATCTGTATCACCGTGGTGATACAATTTAGCTTTTAAATGAATATCCTCAACATTGTCAATAATATTAGCACCCATTGCTAACGTACCTGCCATTGTCAACGTACCCGTAAAGGTATCAGATGTATCGCTTCTAAGAAATTGTGTGCTGTCAATTCCATCTAAATTATCTGCTTGTTTTGCTCTATCAACCCTAACCCCATAAGTGTCAGTGCCATTAAAACCCATAAGAGTTGGATAAGTTGCAGACCAAGCAACACTAGGGTCTGTGTTACTGCAAGAACCTCCACTAGGTGTAGTACCTGCTGATGCGTCAAATATAGTATGATTATTGCCGTAGTTTTTCCATGCCAACTCACCAACAACATTACCTATAACTGAGGGTGATGTATTCCAAGTTGCCCTAGTTTTTGCGCGTAGATAATCAGCACCTTGAATACCATCTAATGTATCTGCATCTAATCCAGAACCTGCTCCTTGCGACACATTAAGAGTAACTGTTCCTGATGTACCACCACCTGTTAATTGTGTACCTGCTGTAACACCTGTAATATCGCCTGTAGGTATAGTCGCCACCTGTGTGTCTACATAGGATTTAATAGATTGTTGTGTGGCTAACTTGGTCGCGCTGTTGGAAGCCATGTTATCTTCGTCTAGTATATCTGTAACTGTGACTGAGCCAGTACCAGACAAGCCATCAAATTCTACTGTACCTGTTACATCTATACCATTAGCATCTATTTTTACTTTTTGTGTTAATGCACCACTAGTAGCACCTTGTCCAATAACAAGGTCTGCTCCTGAGTTTTCTACACGAATAGAATAACCCGCACTTCCATCTAAAAATGTTAGACCACCACCATATGAACCACTTGTAATAAGTGACGCATTAGTTGCCCAACCTGTATTAGCAGGGTTGTAACCACTACCAGAAGTCTTTGTTACACCTGTTACATCTATACCTGTAGATGTTGTAGCTAGTTTTTCTGCATTATCGTAATACAATGTTACTGCGCCATCAGCAATCGCACGTATCATTCTTTCACCTGTGTATTTGTCAATTAATACATCATTTGAACGTATATACAGATTGCCTGTACCACTATCATCAATAATAGAGTTACTACCATCGTGATAGATTTGTAAGTCTGAGCCTGCACCAAAGATTGCTTTACTACTATCTGTAAATGTTATGTCGTCATTAGCTGATACTGCTATATCTGTACCGCCTGTAGTATTACCAAGTCCTAGCACCTCTGATAAGGTATCTGCTGTACCTACCTGCGCGTCTACATATGCTTTAATTGACTGCTGTGTAGCGAGTTTAGTAGCACTATTACTTGCCATGTTATCTTCGTCTTTAATTCCTGTAACGGTAGCGCCGTCGCCCGCAATATTAAGACTTGTATTAGCAACTATAGCCGTACCTGTTACAGCAGCGGCAGTAGATCCCCCTATTATGGAGTTATCTATAGTACCTCCGTTTATATCAGCAGTTGTTGCCGTAAGAGAAGGTGTTGTTATCTCGGTAGCACGTAGTTTTGTGTAAACGTCCGTTACTGTCGCCGCAGATGCTCCACCCCCGCTAAACTTAACAACCATATCTACACCCGCAGGTATCTCTAAGTCTCTACCAGAGTTGTAAGTACCTTGGAAAAGCAAAACAGAGCGGCTTCCTGCTAAACTATTACGGACAAAAACAATCTTTTCAGCATCATTTGGGGTCAACTGTACAAAAACGTTACCCCCTAAATCACTTGAACTGTAGAACTCTATCCATTTATTATGACCATCTGAAACGGATCCTTCATTTATAGCTAAAGCATTAGGAGAACCAGACGAACCTGCGCTTGTTAGGGTTAAACGTAAAGCGCCATTAATACCTTGATCTAAAATATCAAAGTTGGCGTTTGTGGTGTTACCCCATGTTCCAGACTGTTCTCCCGTAGCAGGTTTCTGAATACCTAGATTTACTGTATATGTACTTGGCATTTAATTATCCTTATGCTGCAATTTGTGTCCACTGTGCGTTCTGATTTGGTTGCTCCTCACTATAGCTCGGATCTTGATTAGGTTCAATACCATTGTAGTTAGGGTCTTGATTCGGTATTATGTTTCCGTAAACTAAAGCATTTCCTGCAATTCCTGTTGCCGATACACCTAAGACAACTATCGAAGCTCCGCCGTTTGCCGTAACGGATCCCACAGTACCTGTAGCCGACAACCCTGTAACAACAACCGTTTGTCCTACTTTTACAGTAGTAGAACCTACAGATGCAGTAGCAGATATTCCTGTTACATCGGTGTTACCTGCCGCAGATACACCTGCTGTTCCTACAGCGCCTGTAGCAGAAAGACCTACTACATCTATTGTTTGCGACACCTCTACGGTAGTTGTCCCTACCGCACCTGTAGCGGAAAGACCCGTTACACTTACCGTAGATCCTATTGCAGTTGTTACTCCACCCACTGAACCTGTAGCGGATAGCCCTGTAACACTTGTATTGGCATCACCATTGACCGATAAGGATCCTACATTACCTACAGCAGGTACCCCTGTAACAGGTGCCTCTGTATTTATAACAACCGTGGTGGAACCTACATTACCTGTAGCGGATACTCCTGTAACAGAAACATTTGCACCTAATGTAACGGTAGTGGACCCTACCGCGCCTGTAGCAGATACCCCTGTAACCGATACGCTAGTTACCGCTGTAACTAATACGGATCCCACACTACCTGTAGCGGAAAGACCTGTTACGGGAGCATTAGCTTCCGCGTCTACTGTAACCGTACCAACCGATCCCGCCGCATTGGGTAAAGCAACATCTTCACCCCAACCACCACTGCCCCATCCTTGGGTGGAAGAGTTCCACCCCGAGAAAGCAACGGTAACACTGGACATTACGCTATCCGAATAATGGCATTAGTTGCGTCGGCTGTTGGAAATACAATAGTAAAGTCACCTGACGAAGATGATTTATCTGAACCAAAATCTAAAACAACAACAGAAGGGTTTGTAACCGATAAGCTCGTTGTATTTGGTGTAGTATTGTATATTAGCGCACCTCGAGCAGTAATAGTCGCGTTAGAAAACGTCTCATCCGCAAAATCTGTCAAGGCTGTTGTGCCCGAAGATGTTGGATCTACGTTTGTAAGCGCACCGCCGCCCGCAGTGTATCCTGTACCACTTACTTCATTACCTGTTGTATAAGCTGTAGTAGCTGCGGTAAATGTCGCTGAATTGGTGTAAAGCGCTATTTTAAAAGTATCTCCCGAAGAGAGATCGAAGTCGTGGACACCATACAAGAGCTCTTTCTTGAACGACGTACACATGAAATTGCCTGAAAAAGCCATGGTTATAGTCTCCTAATTAAGTTTGCAAGGTCGAGATGTCCGGCATCTTTTATCGCGTTATACACAGTGGTTCTATCACTTTTTATCGCCTCGTGCATATAAAATTCTAAAACTTTTACAATATGCTTACGAAAGGCACGTGCTTGAGCCTTTATAGCAGGGTCGGCATTGTCGCTAATTGAGATAATTTTATCCGCGCATCGCTCCGCAACTTCCTCTGGTGTGAAACCCCGATTCGTTGTAGTGTGTACGTCAACAGCGTAATCGGGATTTAAATCTAACTTAAGGGCAGGAAATGTCATGATTTCTCCCTTATCACCAACCCTTGACGGTATTGATCTGTAACTTCTTTATATTCACCTAGCATCTTCATACTATTTATCGACTCAGCAAAACGCTTTTCATATTGCGCCATAATATCAGGTTCACCCTTCATATATATATAAGCTTCAACAAGTGTTCCATACAGGAGAGCTACTTGCGCGTTTTCACTTAGCCACGTGGTGCCACTGTCAGAGCCTGCTGTCAAACTTGCCGGTCTATAAAAGTAATGTAGTTCAACTACTCGTGACGCATCTGGCGTTGGTCCTATTATAAAATTATCAACATCAAAAGAGGCATAGTATCTAGGATTACCTGTTGTCGCTGAATTAGGATTAAAAGACTGTACAAAATCAGTGTCTTTAAAATCCAAAAATATTTTATTAGAATCAGCATCAGTGAATGATAGGGAAAAAGGTGCTAAAAAATCAGAAGGGCAGGCAAGGTACTGGTTATTTATGCTCATGTTACCGCTGACATTTTTACGAAACAAACTTAATTGTACGTTTTTAAGTATACGTTCTTCAGCTTGTCTTATAAATACAGGTAAGTTGTTTACAAAAGACGTCTCATCGTTTTCTGCATAATCCTGTACTGCGGTTTTTAGCTGTGCATATGTAAAACTCATGTTGTTACCACCGTTACTGTACCAACACCCCCGTCTAAGGCATTGGTTATATCAAGCTCAGAAGGCATTTCGGCTACGCCTGCCGTGCTCCAATTACCGTTACCTAAATACACTATACCGTTTGTGGTTACCACCAAAAAAGCACTGGTCGGATTATTAGGTTGTGGTCGAGCCTCTTTCAAAGCTTGAGGGTCGTTTACCTTACGAAAGGGTCCTAGTTGAGGCTGTTTAGCTTCGAACTCGTCTGGTCCCACCAGTAACCCATTCCATTCTTTCCGCATATCCTTATAACGATAACGAAAACCTGATCGGTCTGATATAGCATATGATTTCTTACCAGACGCAAACTTAGCCATCAGCCTATCCTGTACGTCGAAAAGCTAGGGGCTACGTTAAAGGAAGCGCGATCTCGGTCTTCTTCCGCAGCTCTTTGAAACTCTTCCTCATAAATGGACTTAAGGACCTGTATACGTTGAGGCGCTCTTTTTAAAGCAATATAATACGCCAGACCTGCCGCTAAACAGGGGTAAAACCTAAACGGTAAGTCCATCGTATTGGTATAAACATCCGCGTCATCCATACGGGTTAATGCATCGTAATATACAACATCTGTACTGTTTTCTGGTACAGGCCATAACTTTAAGCTAGGTGTTAGCTGTCTATCCAAAAAGAATTGATTCGGACGACTTTGCGTAGTCTTTGTGGGTATTGTTAAATACTCGTCACGGCTTAATCTTTCCAAAGAATAGTCCGTACCGTCTCTTCGAACAACAACTGATAAAATATCAATAATATCCTTATCCAGATTGTAATTACCCGTACCTTGAACAAGCGCTTGTGATCGTTGTTTTATTGTCCACTGGTTTAAGCCTCTGTTAGCCCAATCCGCTAACAATAGATTAAGCGACCGTTTCGCTGTTTTTAGATCATAGCCTGTACGTACCTCCAAGCCACAACGCTCAAAAGCTTCTTCAACGTAATCGGCTACGTCTAATTCAAAGTCTTTACTACCCGATAAGGCCATTTACTTCTTCTTTCTAACGGCTCCGCCTTTACGCATTTTCTTAACCATGCCACCGCCTCGCATTTTCTTAACCATGCCACCGCCTCGCATTTTCTTAACCATGCCACCGCCTCGCATTTTCTTAACAGCTCCGCCTTTACCTTTTTCTATTAATTTTGGTCCATCAACCGCTACTCTTCTTATTTTCTTAACAGGTTTTTTCTTTACTTTTCTAGGTTTCATCGCCATTTTTTAGTCTCCTATATAGCTGTTTTCTAATTTCATATATGTCTTCAGCATCGTACTCGTCACCATAACTAGCATAATAACCTTTTTTATTCAACTTATCTGCGGCTTTCTGTAAAACGGATAACCTTTGTACAAATATCATACAATAAGTTGTTTCATTTTCATAATCAAAAGTTACTTCTTCCACAAACTCACTGGGCTCGTCATCCGGGTGAAAACCCATAACCCATATATCCTTATCAATAAACATACCGTTGGATATAGCTTCGTTTAAATCATGAAAATACTCATGAAACTCTTCTGCGCTTTTATCGTTCGCTAAATCAATGATGATAGCTAGTTCAAAATTATCGTCAAACTGGGAAATACAGGAATACAACTGCTGATAATTATCTTCTTTTTTAAAAAGTAGCGCTGTTTTCTGCTCTAATAAAGATTTTTTTGCGTAAGGGCACGGCGGTAGGTTATTAAAAAGCGGGGAAGGTATAGATAAAACTTCTTCCGACCACCTCATGACTTCGGTTACAATTTCCTTTTCAATAGGATCACTGTAGAAATCTAAATTCATAACCTAGAAACCGACCCTTTTGTGAGTTTACGACGATTTGATAGAATTTTGCCGCAACCTTTTGCAACAACACCACCCTTAGACATGCGTTTTACTTTGGCCGCCTTAGTGTTTGAAACAACTTGCTTTCCTTTAGCGCCTTCACGCTTCTTTTTACGAGCTGTTGTAGCCCTTTGAGACTTGCTAAGACTATTCGCTTTAGCCCTTGGTAAGCACCTATCAGGATTCTTTTTGTTTTTTGAAGTACCGCATTTACCCGCGATGTTACCGCTGCTATCAACTCTGACCCAGTCTTCATTTAACCACTCCTTTAATTTACCCATTTACTTACTCTTTTTTTTACTAGCCTTTGCGTAATTAGGATCTTTACAATATTTAGATGCAGCTAGATTAGCATACGCTGACGGATAAGTATCAAAAGTTCTTTCTGCCCAAGCTTTACCTTTTGGGCAAATCTTACTACCTTTACTTTTCGGTGATGCTTTTTTAGATTTTTTTGAATACGCCATATTTTAACCTATAAAAGCTTGGAAAAAAGGCATTCCTATTATTATAATAATAACACCCCAAAGTTTGTTGCCCACGGACTTTAATGAAGTCAAAAACTCATTTTGTCTTTCCTCAATACGTTTATAACGTAAATTGCACTCGGCTTCATGTTTTTCAAGTCTAGCTAAAATATCCTCGTTTCTCATTGTAAAATCCATTCTGAGCAGGCTCGTTGGTGTTGTAGTATATTACCTTTATTAAGTTTTATTTTTTTACCACACTTGCAAACCCAAAAAGGTTTGTTTGCAAAGGTTTTTTTCATTTTTGCTATGCTTTCTTTAGTATGCGACTTACCTTCAAAACGAGAAGACTTATTGGACAGGTTCCGCATTACTTCTGTTATTTTTTCGGGGTTTAGCTTTTCTTGTATTTTTAACCACTTAGCTCTACCACCCTTAGAACCCGCCTCCGCAGCACCTATAAACCAACCTTTTTTGCCACCTTTCCAAGGAAAACCCATTTCAATATGAAGACGATAATGCTCCTCGGGGGTAACAGCTATCAAGTTTTCAATATTGTTATTGTTTGGGTCGCCATCTATATGGTGTATATGGTATCCTTTAGGCACAGGACCGTGTGCCTTTACATATATTTTACGATATACGCGATCACGTCCCATACTTCACCAAGCCTTACACGACCAGTATCGTGCACTAAACTTATCTTTAGACGTTTCGCATTTGTGCCTAGCCCTGAAGCTTTTTCGGCGAGCGGGCTGTGCTTTTTTTATTTTCATGTTAGGATCACCAAACCGAACAAGTTTAATCTGATCCCCCTTTTTAGCTAGAACAGCGCTTTTTTTATTCTTACCGGGAGTTCGTTTAGGCTTATTGTACCCTGAAAAAACTTCACCCCTGTATTTTATTTTACCAGATGGAGTACGTGTAACGTTTTTAGTAGAAGCCACACTCGTCTCCTAATTATAAAACACAGTAACGTTAGAAATGTTTGTTAATACAGCAAAGCAACCCTCTGGAAAAACCATACCTTCGTCGGGTACATAAACGTTATCGTCTGTATTATTGGCAAAAGCTAACGTTAAAAAAGTAGTTCCGTTTGCGTCAGAACCATTTTTTAAAACTAAGGTGGGACTGGTTCCACAGGTGTAGTGAATTGCTTTTACGCGAGTTCGTCCACCAAACACAGCACCTGAAGCGGTTAAATGGGTAGCTTTGACATCTGAGGCCATTTTAAATCCTTACTACGCCCAGAACACAGTAACCGAAGTACATGCTGTAAACGTTGAAACGTAAATATCGCTTACACGTATACCTTCGTCGGGTATGTTTACAGAATGTGTGTCAGAGGCATCTAAATCCATATCAAGAACAGTCGCTCCGCCATTACCATCCGTGAAGGTAATACGAGGTGTTCCTGTGGTTGTTTTTACTTGAACTTGTCGAATACGAGCAGGACCAACACCGGCAGAACCGGTGCTTGTCAAGCGTTTTGATCTTACATCAGAACCTGCCATAGGTCACTCTAAGAGAGCGCTGCACCAACGGCAGTTACCCAAGCGGCACCTGTGTTAATCACTAAACAATATTCGTTATTACCTGCACCGTTATCGCTGATAACGTAAACAGTTCCTGCGGGCACAGAACCAAATGCAGGTAGGTTTGCTGTAGTTACTACGGGGTATATGAAGGCCGCGTCTGATTTGACGGGACCTGAAAAAGTTGATCGAGCCATGTGTATCTCCTGTCGTGGCTAATGTCAGTCACACAATGTAACTGTCAGGGTTATTTTATAATACAGTATAAGATACAAAAAAGAAAGGGGTAACTTTCGTCACCCCTTTCCGGTTTTTAGTTATGAAACTAAGCTTACGCTCCGGGTGTACCGAATACGCTACGCCAGTCTGAAACGCCAAAACTATAACGCTCACGCGCTTTGAAACGCATGTTACCAGTGTCAAAATCACCTTCCATTGCCGTTTTAATTGGCGAACGGTTGAAGAATTTGAAGCCGTTTGGTGCATCTGTTTTGATGAAATATGCGTCGCTATCTGTGAGGAAGTGGTTTACCACTGCTCCATCAGGTAACATACCCATGTTTTTCATTGCGTTAAGATCGTTATCCGCAGTACCTGAACGTAGGTTAGAGTTAATTACTCTTTCTGCGATAAACTGAAGCTCTTTTGGAATTACAAGCTTCATGCCGCGTACGGCAATCTTAAGACCACGTTCGTCTGTCATACCTGCGATCTCGATTAGCATCTGCTCTAATGAAGTTTCATTAAGGTCAGCCGCTGTTGCGAGAAGGTTAGTTTGGTTTCCAGATAAACTAGGGTGCGCGTTTGAACATAGAGCTGCACCATCACCAATAGCAGAAGCGCCTGCTGTGAACGCATTGTTCAATATAGCAGCAGCTTTTATTTGCTTGGTTTGAGCCATTGAACGAGCCAATGCCTTGGTGTAACGCGATGCAAGACGATCATAAAGATTGTCTTCAATAGCTTCCTCAGTGATTGAGAATGCAAGCGCAATAGTTTCGTGGGTGTAACGAGCTGTGTATGTCTCTTGAGCATCGTCAAAGCTGATGGCTGTGCCTTCGCCTTTAACAGGTGCTGTTGAGAATCCACCAAGCATTACTTCTTCTTCGAAGGCTCTGTCGGAACTTTCCTCTTCAAAGATTTCGCCATGCTCGTTCTCGTAACGATTGTATTCTAGCCCAAATAAAGCATTAAGGCCGGGTTCTAGCTCTTTAGCTAGTTGACTTCTTGAAATAGCCATTAGTTAACCTCCTTATATACCAGTTGATGTCGCGGTAGTCTGCGAATCAAAACGGCTAGTTGGTGCATTGAAATGAGCGTTAATACGAACAATCAAAGGAATGCCGGCAGAAGCGAAATCGCTGTTTGCTGCATCATCCATAACACCTACGATACGAAGCGGTAGCGTCGCTGTAGTGTTAATTGTTGAAACGCCCAAGGCGGAATTAGAGTTACCATTGTCGGTAGACCCTGTACGAGCAGACGTACCTAAAGACGCATTCGCGAAGACTGCGGCTTGAGCTGTTGCTCTATCTGTTAAAGAAGCGTCAGACGCAACTTTAAATAGCTGATTTGGATTGTCAGCAACAAACGCCTTTACAGGGTGGTTTGTATCAACGCTAACAGAACCCGAACCGGGCCAGTAGTTAATGAAGACTGGTTTCTTTGAAACTGAGTCAACGTATTCTACACCCATCAGGACACCTAACGCCTGCGTAGTACCACCATTAGTAGCACCTGCACGATCAATAACGCCTGCGGCCAAAGGCACGCAAAGACCATATTGAAATATAGCATTAGTATTATTGGATGCGATTTCATACTGAGTCACCCCAGTAGAGTTAGCCGCAGAGCCATTGAGCCCGATAGGACGTAGACCATAGGCAGTGTTTTGGTTTGCCATAAGATTTTCTCCTAAAGAGGGTGGACCTTTTTATTTTCTAGGGCCACCAAAGGTTACACGAGATTGACGATCAGCATTACTGATCCTCATTGATGAATGTGCATTCTCACGCATCATATCGTGATCCACAGCTTCCATTTGGTCCTGACTTCTTTTTCTAAAATAATCAGTCCTCTCGGCTACTGTTTCTAACGGTATTCTGGCAAGAAGCAGTCCGCCTACACCGAAGACACCTTGATATTTACCTGTTTCAACTACTGGAGACTCAAAGTCAGGGTACTCGTCCTTACGAACTAATTCCCAACCTTCTCTCATTTTCGCACTGATGTTTTTAGTATCATCAAAACCGCGCGTTTCGGCACGTATCCAACGATGCTTAAATCCTTCAGGGGCAGGTGGTGCATCTAACATTGACGGGGGAGCCCAAGGCTTACGAATTGCCTGTTTTTCCCTAGTTTGGTTGGCGCGAGGGGCCCTATTGATTGTTGAACCTGTTTGTTTTGTTTGTTCTGTCATCGATCTACTCCTTCACGTATTTCGCATATTCTTCAAGCGGCACACCCAATTTCTTCGCTATCGCGACTTGGCTAGGAGTGAGTCTAACCTTTTTCCCACTGCGTCCAGAATTATTTCTAGAGGCTCCAACAACCGTCTGAACGGGTCGTTTGTTAGCAGCCTGTTTACCCGTATTAAACTTTGAAGCAATACGGTTATCTAGTTCACTATAGTAGTCATCGGACGTCGGGTCAAACCCTTCTTCTTCAACTAACTTTTTATGTATACCAAAAGCGGCATATGTCATAGCCTCGTCTGAGCCAAACCAACTGTTTTGTAAAGCCCATTTCTCTGCTTTTGGGTCTGGTCTTTTAGGTTGTTGCGCGGGCATGGGCTGACGAGAAGCGTACTGTTGTGCCGCCGCTGCCTGCTGCTGTGCCGCCGCTTGTTGTTGTTGTGCCCGTTCCGATTGCGCCCTAGCTTGGTTAGCTCTGTCCGCTTGGATAGCTAAAGTTGTAAGATTACGTTGCGCCTCAACCGTTGCAGCGGCGTCACCTAGGTCTATAGCTCTAGCTAAAGCGGCTTCGGCTTGCTGCATTTGACTCGTCACGCGGTTACTAAATTCAGACACATAATTATTATCTAAATTCTGCATACGTGCTTTTAAGCTCTGTGATTCGGTTTGTAACCCCTGCGCATAACGAATCGCTTCTTTTTCACGACGTTCTGCTTCGCGCATTTTTTTTGTAAGACGGTCAATACGCTTTTGTGTTGAACTCTCCGCTTTTTTAAACTGGTCGTCTTTCGAATCAGGGGCAGTTTCGACAGACACCTCCGAGGGCTCGGGTCCTGCTTCCTCAACCTCGATTTCTATATCGACGGTTTCTTCTTGGTTTTCCATAAGTCTTTTCCTTTATGTTAATTGATGAATATCTTCTGGATCTAAAATTGTTGAAAGTATCTCGTCATCATTTAGAATACGGACTTCTCCGCCATCTATCTGGAAACGAGAACCTGCGTAACGAGCAAATAATACCCATTGTTTTTCCACGCACCACGGTCCCGATGGAAACTTAGTTTTGTCTCCATAGGCAAGTGGCCCTGTTTTTAGTACGTAACCCACTTGTGTGGATATTTGACTTTTTTCCTGTGTTTCATGCGGTAAAAATATACCGCCTGCCGTTTTAGCCCTGCCTTGGTAAGGTAGAACTAATATACGCCAACCCGTAGGCTCAGGCATTCTGTCAAGAAGAGATTTACCAATCATATCAGGATTTAACCGAGGCTTATCTGTGTAAGCATCAGCAAGATTAGGTTTATCTGATGTTTTTATTGGTTCTGATGCACCCGCCTTTAAACTGCTTTTTATAGTTTTAGGTAGTGCAGACAAATCTATTTTAGATTTAGTCATGAGATCGCTCCTGTTTCTCTAGCAGGCCCTTGAGTTCCTGTTCCACGTGATTTAAGGCTTCAATGTTGCCCATAAGCTCACGATACTGCTCCATAGATTTTACATTTCCAAACTGCATCAAATCTATGATCGCTTGGCGTCTTTCTCTCAAGATTCTGAAAGTCGCTTCCGCAATTAATATTTCATCCATCAACACCTCACACGTTATAGAATTATGTTATATAAACCCCTTAGCAAATATATATACGATGCGCTAGGAAAAAATATAGGATTATGGGATTATTTCAAAGTGAGGTGCATCAATGAAGGGTCTTCGGTTTTGCATACGTCTGAGGTCAATATAACTATTCATAGCCTCCTCCATGGTACCGTTCCACTCGGCTATATTTGGAACAGTCCAAGCCGCTCCCCATCGTATCTTAACATTTAATTCTCTTGCAGATTCTGCCATAGCTTCGGCTATGTCGTCATATAAACTTATTTCCCAACTTGCCCTAGAACCGCAGTAGGCCATCAAGTCTACAGCTAATCCTTCTAAATGTTTTGATTTATATGTTTTACTAGCCCCCTGTTTAACAAGTTCAATCTGCTCTTTCATAGTGCGCAATCCGCACACCACGCCAAAGTCTACGTTTGTTTTTGTAATGGCTACCTTTACAAGATAAGCAAGCTTAGGATCTACCCCCTTAAGCTTTCTCAAACTTCTACGAGAAAGCTTAAATGTCATTTTGTAAGACCTTTTGTTTTTTCAAAAGTACGTAGACCGCCTAAACCTAACATACCCATAAGAACGGTCATGAGGCTACCCATGTCAAACTCGGGTAGTTCAGGTGTTTCTAGTCCCGTATAGGCAAAAACAAATATTAGCATGGGCGCTAAAACAAAATGCCAAACCATAGCAAAGGATAAACCCCACCCTAAAAAAGGCCGCCAACCTGCCACAAAAATCGAACGGTGTTGGGCTTCAATTTTGTTTATTTCAAGTTGACCCATATTAGCTTCATGGGCTTGTTTTTCAGCCATAGTAGCTATTTCGTGAGCCAACTTAGCACGTTCATCCGCGTCAGGGATAAATTTATCTAATAAACTAGATATAGGTGATATTAAAGCCTTTAACATTTTATCACTTTAAATCTTGAGGTGTGTAGTAAAGTTGTGACAAGGGATTCTTACCGCCCATAATAGTTTCGTTAGCTTGCATACTTACTGTATTAGGTCCGGGCCTAGCAAAAGGATTTTGACCTGTTCTGTCTGGTTGTAGTCCTTTGAGCTCATATTCGGTTGCAACCATAGGTACCTCGGTAGAAAAGAAAGAAGGTTGGTCCACAGATACACTGTAGTTGCCACTAGGTGTAGAAACCGTGTTTCTATCCCCAGTATAGGCGGGTGTCTGAACATTACCCATATAAGTTGTCGGTACCGTAGAAGGAACCAGATCTTGGATCATAGAAGGAGGTATTCTGATAGGGCTGAGTCCCATTGAGGTGGGACCGCTATAAGTTGTCGGTACCGTAGAAGGAGGTGCAGCGTATGGAGTTCTTTCTTCTACTAAAGTAGGTCTAGGAACAAAACCTGTGGGACCGCTTGTAAAAGAACTTAAGGCCGCCGCTTGTTCGGCTGTCATCATATTGGTTGGTAAGTCCATAATACCTTCAGGCATAGGTGTGTTTTCTTGTACGGGTAATAAGGTGGGCGGCACAGGAGTAGGTGCTACAGGGGGTGACGGTATTGCTACAGGAGGTGCCATTGCTACAGGAGGTGGAACCTTTACCGTTTGGTCAAAACCAGAAGGTCCCTTAGTTGCATCAAACAGCATTTTATTAAATAAACTCATTATAACACTCCTTGAAAGCGTTGAGGCCTAGCTATGGGGCTAAAACGCTTTATCGCTTTTGTCTTTTTAGTAGGTCTTTTTTTAACACGCATACTAACAGCCTATGTAACTACCACCACGTTTAGCCGCACCCATTCCTCGTGCTGTTTTCTTAACAACAGGTTTTGAAGCATCGCCCTTGTAATCTACTACAGCCGCAGGAATTGATACGGACGCTGTACTCCCATAAGGTATTCTACCTTGGTCGTCTATCTGCGCATATGTTACTGCTTTTGGGGTGGGTGATGGGGCTTTACCCATATACTTTACTTTACCTGTCATGAGCCTTCTCCTTTTGTAGACGCTGCTTTTGCTTGTTGTTTTAATATTTCTCTCTGCATAGACGAATCAATCCTAGCTTGAGACGTAGCTTCTTGTGATTCAAGTCTTCTATCAAACTGTTCATTACGGGACTGAGCTTTCTGCGCGTCAAGTTGTACCTTAGTTTGATCCAACTGTTGAGACGCTTGATTATCCTGCTCTCGTATCTGCAACTCTTTCTCTTTAAGCTGAACAAGAGGATCAGGCTGACCTGCTCCCGACAATTGCTGGTTAAGTTGTTGTACTTGCTGCAATCCTTCCGCCATGTACTGCGCCGCTAAACTTTCAACTTCTAACATATCACCCTCGGAAGCCGATTGGCCACCTTTTTGCTGTACCTGCTGTAAATATGCAACCGCTGCTTTTTCCTTAGCTTCAATCTGTACATGCTCCATAATATGTTTCTGTAAGGACGCGGCATGTGCGGGGTTACCTGAAATCATAGGGCTCATACCAAAAATTAAATGTGCTGTAATATGCGCCGTGTGATTCTGACCTTCAAAAGCATGAAGAGGTATCATATCCAAAACATCAATGTTTTCTTGCGCAGGGTCTACAGGAGTTGGCTGATTAGGCGGAACCTGTTTCATTATTCTATCGACATCTGTAATACCTAAAGCTTCGTACATATCTCTGAAAACTTCAGGTAAATTATGTAATTCAGGCGCTTGTGTAGCCAACTGTAACTTCGTTTGGGCCAGTACAATACGTTGCGATTGACTGAATACATTAGGATTACTTACAGGTACTATATCAACTCTACCGTCAAAGTCTGTGCTCATCACCGTTTCATCGGCACCTGCCACAGAATATGGATATTGCTGCGGTAAACTCTCAGACATAACACGCGATAAGATCTTAAACTCTTTACGCATCGCATAATGTAATCTTTTATGAACAGCGCTCATGACACGTGAGCCTTGTTCCATCATAGCCATCGTTGTTCCGACGGCCGCGTTCTCGTTACCGTCGCCCACGCGCATATCTGTAATAGTCGCGAACCGTTGACCGGCTTGTACAACAAAACCTAGCAAATTGAATAGGGTCTGGTCAGGTCCTTTGAAAGGAAGCGGCATTAAACTGTCACGAATAGCGCCGCCCGGAGCGTCTACGTCCCTAAATTCGCCCGGTTGTAATGGATCATCGTCATCCCTGATCCGTAGGCCGCGGGCCTTGAAACCCGCAGGAAGGTTCGAAAGTGTACCCGCATCAATTAATTGTCTTAAAGAAGAAGTAGCGGCTCGAGATAAACCACCAATAGTGTGAATTAACCCTAAACCATAGAAACCAAACCCCGGTAAGAATTTGAAATGTGTAAAATATTGTATTTTTTTCTTACGTTCGTCGTCTTCTAAGTAATTTCTACGAATAGAGAGTATTTCACCGTTGTCCTCGGAAATAGTAACAATATAGGGTACCTTAATTCCTGTAGGTTCACCGTCTTCGCCTAAATCTTCATAACCTTCTAGGTCCAAATCTACATGGCATTCCAGTATAGTACAGTCATAATCTATTTGATTAGGTTCAAAACCTTCAATACGGTTCATTTCACCTTCTAATTCAGACATTTCACCTTGTGCAGGAATAACATCAACGTCTAAATACGTACCCGCAACCTGTCTTTTACGTAAATCATTAAGAGACATACGTACAACTTGCGTGATATTAGGGCAGGTTTCTAGGTCGGCAGTCTCGTAAGGAACAACTAAATTTTCTGCGGGAACGAACTTAGATACTGCGCGGCCTAGGGTTTCATCATAGTATGTTTTTTTAAATGTGGAACCCGCTAAAGGTAAATAAAACAACATCTGGTCCATATCAGGTGTATATTCTTCCATTACATCCGTAATGTAGTAGTTCATAAACTGACGAACGCGCGTCGATTGTTGTATCTTTTCAGGTGTATCGTCACCCATAACAACAGTTTTTACAGGACCACCCGAAGGAAGTAGTTCATTAAAAGCTTGCGCTTGAAATTGTGTGGCTGCTTCCGCCAGTAAAGGGTGCGTAACCCCCGAGGCTCCTCTAAAAGGCTGTGTTCTCTCGTCATAAGTAAAACCAAGAAGCTCTAAACCATTCGTGTAAGCGTCTTCCCAATCTTGTCTTGACGCCTTGTTAGCATCAAAGTCACCTAGTAGTTCACTCGATATTCTTGCAAGTTCCCTATCGGGTATCTCCTCAGCAAGGTTTGCATGAAAGTCATCATTTGTTCCGCGTTGGTCCTGTGGATCAAAGTCAATTACAACACTTCCGTCTTCTTCAGCCGTGATTTCTATACCGTCCGAGTCTACTTCGGTAGCCATCATAACGTCACTATTAGGAACTTCTAAAACAATTTCTGCGGCGATATCTTCGCGGTCAATTTGTGACGGTATATCCATCAGACCTGCATTTGGTGAACCATTTGCCATTCTTAATCCTCGCCGTTACTTGAACGTCCTCTTTCCATAATACGTTCAAGCTGCTTTAACATTTCTTCATTAGCAAGACGCTCGCCTCTAGCTTCCATACCTGCCGCGTTAAATATACGTTGCTCTACTGCTTGGTTGCGTTTATCCATCTTACGAGCAGGAGCCTCTTTTCTTACAGCTTCCATTAGGTATTTACGCACAGCATCAGGTGATCCATCCGTTTCTATTAACGCTGAAATACCTAAGCCCTCATGTGTAGGGCGCATAGACTCTTCCACTGATTCTGTAGTATTAGCAGGTTCGTACATCTCACCTAAAGGGTAAGGTTCCGCTCCCGGATCACTTAAATGGTAAGGTTTCGCTCCCGAAAATTGTTCTTGTAAACTTTCCATCTGATCTTTCATAGAAAGAATACCTTCGCGCGTAAGATCCATAGTAGATTCGGGGTCCGCGGCCCGCATGTCTTCAACACGGTCCCTTAAAGATTCAAGACCTACACCAAATATAGGACGTGATTCTGTTGTATCATAAGTATTAGCAGGTTCGTATATCTCGTCTGGGCGGTAAGGGTCAAAACTAGGCTCCTCATATGGGAAAACCTTATAATCATTCATGTTCAATGGTTCTGGAAAATCTACAGCCGCACCGCCGTCCTGTAAGTAATTAATAAAACCGCCTGCCCCTAGATTTACTATAGTGTCCATTTGGTACCTTCTAATTCAAACATTAATAATAAACCTTTACTCTAGCAGAGGTTTCCTCTTGATCCCAGTCATCTGTTGGTAGCTGAACAAAGTTGCCTTGTCTATAACGCATCAAGGCTTGTGTCATACTATCAACTAAGTCATCATACTCCCCATTCGGAAAAGCTGCAACCTCCTCAATCAATTCATCCGAAAATGTTTCATCAGGAGCCCAAACCATACCCGCTTCGAAAAGTGGTGATACACTATGTACTCGTGTCACCTTATCATTACCGCGGCTCGGTGTAAAGTTAACAACGGGTATTCCTAGATTTCTTAATTCTTGTGTCAAAGGGGTCCCACTCGCTTTCGCTTCTATAATAACTGAGTCCGGTTCCCAAAATTTATAATTATCTAAAGCAATCTGCTTAAGTTCAGGAAAATCCCAACGACCCTTCTTACTATCTAATAAAATAATATTGGGACCCGAACCACCCTCATTAGGATAAAACACGCCCCACGTCGTAATCGCAGAAAAGTCAGCCGTCTGCTTTTTACTAAACGCCGTATCATAACTTTGTATAACATACTCAAGCTGTGGTATCTTCTCCTTTTCCCATATATTCCACCACTCACGCTTTATTATAGCGTTTTCCTCACCCGTAGGTTTTTGTTGATATTGCGCGTTCCATTTAGACGCGGGTATAGATGCGCGGACCGAGATTAAATCATCGAGGCTCCAAAACTCAGGCCAACAAGGGGTCCCGTCATCAAAAATTGCAGGTAACTCAACAACTTCCCATTGATCCGCTAATGGATCTTTAGCCATAGCTTTTAAAAGTTGACCCGTCATATCCTTCTCGGACCACCGCGTTTGAACCAAAACAATAGAACCTCCCGGTTGGAGCCTCTGGCGGGGGCCCCCAGTGTACCAATCCCAAGCATCCTCAAATCCTGAATTAGACATAGCCGTCTGTTCCGAATGCGGGTCATCAATAATCACTAAGTCACCACCACGGCCCGCGAGGTTTGAACCCACACCCACCGCATAATACATTCCACCCTTGTTCGTGTCCCACCGACCACTAGCCTTACTGTCTGCCGCTAACTTTACTTCAGGAAAAATATCTCGAAACTCATCAGACTCCAACAAGTTCTTAGTCTTACGACCAAAGTTTACCGCAAGTTCCGTCGTATGCGTCGCTTGAATAATCTTCTTATTCGGCATACGGCCCATGAACCACGCAGGAAATAAATAGGAAGCAAACTCACTCTTCGTGTGCCGCGGAGCCATATTAATAATTAAACGCTTCAACTCACCACGCGCCACGCGCTCTAGCTTCTCCGCAATGATTTTATGATGACGGCCCGCGATGAAATCAGGCCAAACCGTTTTTACAAAAGTTAAAAAATCATTTTTACATTTATCATTCTTCTCGAGCTGTGCAAGACGAAGCTCTAACTTAAGTTTCTTCTCTTCTAACAATACATTTTTATCTAAGCTCATAGGGGTCCCTAGCCGTTTTTTTTATTACTTAGCACATATAGTATGCGATAAAAAGCATAAATATAGGATAATTTTTTTGATTCAAATTTTCATGTAATTATTTGCGCGGAACATGGTCTTTACCCTTGTTGTGTAAAAAAATGTAAAAAAATCCTGAAAAATCCGCCGCCCTGCTTGACGCCTACCTATAACCTTAATTGCATAAGGGACCCTATAGGATGCCTGCTAAGAGCGTTTTCTAATTTCTGGATAGGTAACCCCATAAGAGGTATTCAATCGCGGATAGCGGGCATAAAAAAAACCGCCTCGAGGGCGGCCTTTCGTTTTTAAAATTCTAATTGGAATCTACGCCTCCTCTAACTCGTTTCGGTGTCCTTCGTTAATAGACTTTAACGCCTCGAACAGGTCGCGCCTTAAAATCCAAACGGCATCAACCCCGAAGAGTTGGTTCATTAGTGTAGTGATTTTCAACAGGCTTTGGTTAGCCTCGGCCAACCTTCCGCAATCCTGCATCATAACCATGAACTCAAGTTGAAATTTTATAGTCTCGATTTGTTTTGTTGATACTGTCATTTTGATTCTCCGTTTTGACAAAGCGCGGGGTAATTCCCGCACCCCCTTATAGAATGATATAGAATGATATGTCAAATGGCATAAAAAAAACCGCCTCGAGGGCGGCCTTCCTTGTCTTGGTTGAGTCGGGTTAATCCATTCGAGTCATATCCCATTCACCTGATACTTGATTCCGTATGGCTATCATACCGCTTTCGTAGATATGGCAGGATATGATAGTAGCCCACTCCTCATTCTTATAATCCGAAGCTTTAATATTTAAAGTCATCACTGGGCTAAGGTCGGAGTCTTTTGGGTAGGTGTAAAGTCCTACATTATCGACATTACCTTTTTTCCAATGTGCGGCATTAGTAAAACCTGACCCGTAGTGATACTTATTACTCACGCCTGTTTTAAGTTTAGTAAACAACTCTTCAACTCTAATGGTGAATAGGTTGTTGTCTGTTAAAGCTTCGACGATATCGTAAAAAGCAGAAAGAAAGAAGCGGGGAAGAAGTCCCGCCATTTCTCTTTGTTGCGGGGGTGTCCACTGGTCGAGATGTTTGCTCTTAAGAGGATTGAATTTAATATCCGTAATTAAATCCTCGACCAATAAATTTATAGGCGCGAACTTTGCTTTTTTAGTTTGTGTTGTCATTTTGATTCTCCGTTTTGACAAAGCGCGGAATTATTCCCGCACCCCCTTATAGAATTATATGCAATAAAGTCAACTCCCATAAAAAAAGGCCGCCCAGTGGCGGCCCTTTTATTAATCCTCCGTTGTTATGTATTTATGGATGGAACCCGTATAATATAAGGTTACACCCTATTAAATCAATTTCGCAATCATGAATGCCCATCTCATCATTCTTATATGGTAAGGTAAAGTTATCGCCCCACCAGTAACCCTCAACTTGTCTATCCTTTGTATTGATCCAAATATTTGGTCCACCATAAGATACAAGAATTGCAAAGCCTTCGCATATATGATCGGGGTTAATTTTTAGCAATTCTTTGTAATCTGTTTCGGATAATCTATAATATTCATTGTCCCATTTATGAAAATCATCTGCATTAAAATCATTTAAATCATTTTTATGTACTAGATATGTTGTTTCTTGTACGTCCCCTCTATAGTCATATGCTGATAACATATCGCCTTCACGATAATCAGTGTCATAATTATTAAACTCAATATCGTCTTTTGTAATTGTAATGCCTTGTTCAATATCATTAACTATTGACCTAACATTAAATTCAATATCGCTCATTTTTTCTTGTGTATTTGTCATTTTGATTCTCCGTTTTAAAGTTTGCGCGGAATTGTTCCCGCCACTTACTTATAGGATGATATGCGATAAGGAGTCAACTCCCATAAAAAAAGGCCGCCAACGGAGATAGGCGACCTTTCAAGGGTTAATGGTTCGCGGCTCAAGATTTAATCAAATAAAGCCTGCCCACTCGTCAGGGTGTTCGCTCAAAGATTGGCCCGCTTTAATTGCAAGCAGTTTTTCAGCGGCTTGTATCGGGGGACGTTTACAGGGGCTCGGCTCGGGTTGAAACAAACCACAGCCATTAGCTCTAAACAGGTGAGCGGCTTTCTCATATGTTAGGTTTTCTGGCCCGTCTAATTCTTCGGGTTCGTGCAAGTAGTCTTGCGACCAAGCTTCTCCGCAACGTGAGCAATAAATATCAAACATCACCATACCCCCAAACGTTTTGCGCCTTGGATTCCGCAAGTTCTTCTTCCCAATTTTTACAACCATATCTGTAGATATCGGAGTCGGTGTTTAACTCCTCTTTGCAAAAGTCGTCAAAGTCTAGGTGCTCTTCAATGGCCCATAAAATAGTAGACTCGCTCAACCCTACCTCGTTGGTTTTGCAACTGATTCTATAAGCCTCCTCAAGAATGTCGATACATTGAGCGTCCGTCGGTTTCCATTTAATATTATTCGCGTCTATCACGGCGCGAACGTCAACGGGTTCCAGCGTTATTGTAAAAATATTTTTCATAGTTAATTCTCCATTTTTTAAAGTTTTAGAGCCGTGGCTCATGACCCGTTATGGACGAATAACAGCCCCTTGTCAATATCGCATATGAAAAAAGCCGTTGCGCCTCGTAGGTTTGGAGCAACGGCCGAGGGGCGGAGCCCGCCTTATTTAACTGTTTTAATCCTGTGCGGAGTCTTGCATCACGTCGCCAGCTATGTGATGGCGAATAATAGCCCTTGGCGGCAAGCCTCGAACAAAACGAGTCACGCGCTCGGCGTCGGTTTCATCCCCTTGCTCTTGCAAGGTGGTAGCCGTCCAATGTAGATTAGTGTGACCGTTGGCGGCATAACATCCGCCTTTTATGTTTGGGTCGGCGGCCTTTTTTTTCTGTGCCCCGTGGGGCTCAAATCCAATTATATAATTTCGATTTAATCTTGCGCAAAGCGGGACGCCGCCGCCACAGTCCGCGCAACCCCTAACGGCTTTATATTCAGCAGGGCAACGAACGATTAAAGCGCCTTTATGCCTCGCGTTTTTTTGTTCGGGTTTCCAAGGATAGACAACAGCGACGGGCATTGTTTTGAATTTTTCAACGGCTACGTCAGGAGTCGGCGCGCTGTAATTTATAACTGTTGAGTCCTCGTTTAGTCGGTGGGCATAATTAGACGGGTCGGCGGCGGAGTAGGTGAATGATAAACCCCGCTTGGGTTTAGCTTTCAAGAGCGCGTCGAGGTAGTCGGAGTCTACCTTTTCTTTCTCTTTCTTTTTTGAGCAGTTTAAGGGGCAGACGCTCGGACAAGTTCCATACTTATCTTTAGATCCCGCGCGGTAGGTTATCGCGAGTCCGACTGTTTTTTTTGCGGTGGATGTTTCGACAATTTTTAACATTTAAGACTCCCACTTAACAGCAAAAGCGGGGCGGACAATCTCGGGCGCGTATTCGCATTGAATTGCGCAACTAGTAACGTCTTTACGCTTTCTAATTTTTTTAAGTTCAGCACGGGGAAGAGGCTCGGCTAATTCGTAAAGGCGGTAAAGCTCGCCATCTTTGCGGTATTCACTATGAAAAGCGCTTTCATATTCATTGAATAAGTTACTTATAAAATTTGAAACTTTCATTTTTTTTGATCCTTTAAAGTTTAAGATGTTAGAAGTATAAGATAATATGCGATAGAATACAAGACAAAAAAAACCGCCCCAAAGAGGCGGCATTTCATTTTAAAGGTTTTCATAGATTCCCTTTCACCAAGTCAAAACGTCTATTGGGCTATAAGGTAAAGGTGATTCAGTAGAGGCTAATATCTCCAGTATGTGTACGTCATCATATCCTTTATCAATCCATTCGTCATAGTGTTCTTTTGCTCTCTCGTATGTACTATAGTAGTCCTCACAACCACCGACCCATACAATATATTTATAATTACCCATATTGTTTCCTTTTTTAAAGTTTATTATTCTCTTTATTGGTTAAAGCTTTCTACACCTTCCTTGTATCCTAAAGTGTAGATGTTTTCTAAGGTGTGAGCAAGGTTGTATATCTTCTCTAGTAGGTCTTCAGGAAGATTCCACTCATACCCTTCACAAACGTTATCTGTAAAGAATTCAAACATTTCATCTTTTGACATATCTTCAGAAGGGAAGTTCGAAAGTAAAAACTCACCACTGGCTACCACTACAAAATATTCATATGGTTTAGTCATTAGTCTCTCCATTTGTTGTTGTTATTTTTTTTTAAAGTTTAAGATGTCACATATATAGAATAATATGCGATAGAATACAAGCCCTAAAAAAACCCCGCCAAAGCGAGGTTAATTCTTTACAATTTTTTTATTACCTTTTTTTCTTTTTAGTGGGATTCATAGCTTCGTCCCAACACTCTTGACCGTAAATTTTTACATAGATCCATTTAAATAAAAACATCTATTTTTTCCACCTTGTGAAACTTATTTCTTTATCATTGGCGTCATTAAATCCTCTAGCGTACTCATCGCGCTCCGCTTGTGTAAGCTTGTAATTCGGCTTAGGTTCGCGATAACTACCGTCGTAATATTTATGAGGGTTATAAGGTCTCCGATACCAATAGTCGCTCTCGCCTCGTGCATAAGGGGTTTTTCTATCTACTTCATAATATTTCATGTGGTCACCTGCTTTACTGTTAAAATTATTTTTTCATCTACATCAATTAATTTTTGATAGGCTTTCTTTTTAGCCTCAGCCAAATTAGAGGCCTCCACTATAAATTGATTGGGGGTTGAATATTCAACTAAATATGTAAAATTGTTTTTAGTCATTATAACCCCTCCATATCTCACATTTGTCACCTTCGTAATCGTTTGCCCAGTTATGAAATTCATTAATCATTTTTGAAATTTTTCTTTCAGAGGGGGAACCAATATTTACCTTAAACATTTCTCTTATTGTATTTTCTTCTTTTGCACCGAAGTTTTCATATCCACCTTTTCTTTCCCACTTTCTCATTAATTGTTTTTTAAAATTTGAGATTACTGAAGCAACCTTCAATTCCTTTATTTCATCTTTAGTCAACATAGTCATTTTTATTCTCCCGTTAATAAGCTTTATGGATTTCGCAACGATATCCTTGCAATTCAACTTCTTTTGCGGCGTCTTGCATTTCCTCGTAAGATTCGGCAGAATCTACAGGCCATAATTCAACACCTAAGATTTTAGTTTTTTGTAAAGTAATTAAGACAAACATTTTTGATTTCTCCAAAAGTTAAAGTTATGTATATTAGAGTATACTAATCTATAGGACTAATCAAGTTAAAAACTTCACTCCAATCAAAATCTTTTATTTGATGTAATTTGGGCGTAAATTTTAAGCCCTCCAGTTTAAGATCCATTGCATCAGAACCGTCAAACAAAAAGAGCTGTTGCTCTAGTTTTTTAGTTTTTAATTTCTTTACAAGAACCCAAACGCTTCCATGCCTGTGGTTACATAACCAAGCAACTTGATGCGGGCGTAAGTCCACCGCTTTGCTACTGGTAGCCTTTAATTCAATAAAGTGAAAGTTACCTTTTTCGTCCAATAAAACTACGTCAGGAACACCGGGAGTGGCCCAAGTTTCTAAACGGGTCGCTTGAAAGTTACGCTTCGAGTCCTTCATCCCCTTCTTCATCTTCGTCCATAAGTCGGCTTCTCGCTTTTGAGCGGTTTGAGGAATTTGCCGATCCTGCGGCAGTAACGTCGATAGTGATTGGGGCATAACTTTGTTTAATCTCCTTTAATGCTTTCAAGACTTCATCTTTCGACATACTATCAATCGATCCTGTCCTAATCTCAGACTTGTTAATATAGATCTGACCTTGCGCTTGTCCTCTTCGGTACTCGGCCTGAACAGCCGCCGAATAAGCTCCATTAGTCAAAGCCATATCTCGAATGGTTTGGAGGTCTTTTAAATGCCTTTGATAATTGACACCAAACTTTTGATCCAATTCAGCTCGATAAGCTTGGATAGCGTTGACAACATGAGGCGAATGATTTGGGTTAGTAAGTTCATAAGCTCTCGTGTGAGCAGAGCTCGCAGGGTAGCCTGCATTTATAGCGGCTTCGCGCATTGTGATTTGACCGTCCTTAGAAACAAGTTCTTTCACAAACAATTCTTGACGTCGTGTCAGAGGTTGGATCTTAGTTCTCTTGGGTCGGCCTTGGGGTTTTGCAGGAATATGGGATTTAGGTAATGCTTTTTTATTAGCCATTTGATTTGTCCAGTTAATCAGAGTTAGATTAACTTTTTAATAACACGCTATTACTTATATAGGAAGAAAAAATAAAAATAAAAAAAAAGAAATTTGAGCCCTTATACGCAATATTGAGATTAAGGCGCCCAAAGGTTACATAAACTCTGGTACGGTTACATATTTGTTTTTGTACTTATGTAACTAAAATCTCTATATATAACATAAGCTTAATTACCAAAGTTACACGGTTACACCAGTTACACCTATTTTACGAAAAAATATTTTTTTTTATTTTTCGCTCTATATATACAAAAGGCGTTTTAATGTAACCGTGATCCGTGGTCTAAGCCCTACGGAGGTAGAGCTCAGGGGGAAAGCTACAGAGTTTTTTGTTTCCGCCGCTTTGTGGAACCCATTCGATTAAACCCGATTTGTTTACGCAGTAGTAAACTTTTTCGGGGTCAGCGTCATAAAGTTCCTCGCTCGTGTCATCCCAACAAGAGCAAACGAGCAATCCATTTTCGACAGTGTAATATGTATCACCTTCTTTGAAGGGGTATTTTTTTGTTACACTTACCATGACCTAAGCCTCCTCATGTTTAAAGTACCCTGTTTCGTGTGCCGCGGCTCGCCAAGCTTGGATCACGTCTGCCTCTTGGACTTCAACGCCTTCGTGAAATGAACCATTCCAAGTTTCGTTTTGAAATTTAACCATCGCAAACTTTAGATGTTCGGCGTCATAATCTAAACCATAATTAGGGGGTTCAGTGTGGGTCTCTTCCCCTGTCAGGTCTTTAACAACGAGCCAGAGTTTCCGCGTTGCTTCGGCTATTTCATTTGAATTAATATCGTTGGCTAAGATCTCGATGTTGACAAGGTCTTTCATTATTTTCTTTTTCATTTTGTAATCTAATACTTTAGTCATTTTAATTCCTTTTTAAGTTTTTTGTTAGTTTCGGAAAAATTCAGTCCTCTAGGATGCCCGCTGAGAGCGTTTTGAAGATGGCTTGGTATGATTGTACCCTGAGATTCTGCCGAAGTTTAAGTTTCCCCGCCCGAAGGCGGGGTTAGTTTTTTAATTTTTAGAAGGCTTGTCAGAAGGACTTCCAAACACGGAGCTCAACTTGTGATCGAAGGCCCACTCGATTCCTCGCGCATCGAGATCATCTGTAATCTTTTTAATTTTATTTTTTGATGATAACTTTTTATACTCACTTGGAGTTATTCTTTTTTGTGACATTATAATGTCCTTTCATTTTTAAAGTTATTATTAAATGTTTCACGTGAAACATCTAAAGTACAGCAACAATTTTCTCCCGAAACTGCTATACTATACTTCGTATAGTATAGCACCCTAGGGGGTGGTCAGTAAAGACCCAAAAGTGCGGCACGGTGTCGCACCCTTGGTTAAAATACCTATCTAAAAGGATAGGTAAGGATAGGTTTTTAGTGGATTGACACGTATATAGATTTATGCGACTATGTAGATACGACCGTCATCTTGGTCGAGGTCAGAAAGACCGAATGCTGTTTGAAATCGTTAATAGTAAAAATTGCTTTACGGGTGAAACCGTGAAAGCAAAGCGTATACGGGACTATAAATATGGTTAATTCTAGTTTAAAAAATGAAACTAAAGATTGGGTATTACCAAACGGCGCGACTTTCCTCGCAATCACTCGAGGGATGACGGGTTCGTGGGCCAAGGCCACTGATCCAATCACCGCCGCCCGCCAAGCTCATAAATACGAGGGTGGATCCAAAAATCCAGTCTTAGTTGTTTACGGTCTTGATGAGGATTTATCTGCGGCAGATTTCGGTGGTTACCAATGGAACGTGGACAGGCCTCCAACACCCATTGGTTTCTTCACGGTGACGGACAGGTCCGTAAGGCCTGCTCGTAAAAACGAGTTTAATGAGGATCACACGGACTGTGAAGGTTGGTTGATTGAAGCAAACGCGTATCATGAAAAAAGAGTTAAGGAACATTCTAAACGAGAGTTAGAAAACGCTTAACGACTTAACCTCCGCTTTGGCGGGGGTTTTTTATTGTCCGAAAAACTGGCAAACTCTTTCTGGATCAGGTTTGTCAAACAGATACCAACAGGCGTTGTCTTTGCCTTTGTGTTTACTACCTTCAATCCACTTTACTCTTCCGACTGAAACTATTTTCGTGAGCCGTGATCCGAAGTCCGCGCTTTGTTTAGTGTGGATCCAGTCAGCATCAAACAACAGCCACGTCGGAACTTGATTGGAAAGATGCACTATTAGGGGGTGCAAGATGTTTCTATTCCACGGCGGGTTAGTAATGGCCATGTCACAGCCTTGGATCTCTAAATCAAAAACGTCACATTCTCCAACGTACTCGATACGGGGTTCGATGTCCGTCATGAGATAGGCGCGGGCCGTGGAGTGTGTTTCAATGTGCGTGATAAGTCTGCCATCTCCTGCACAGGGTTCAGCGAAAAGAACGTCTTCAGGGAGATGTTTTAAAAGCGGAACAACAGCTTCCAACGGCGTGGGGTAATAGTCCCGTGGGACGCGGTCGAAGTTGCTTCGTTTACCCAAGGTTTTTAAAGTCCTCGTGGTTTTCGTCAGCTACATAAAACTCCATAAGCCCGTTACAATTTGAGCACGTATAAACACTAAACATAGTGTAAGGTCCGTCCTCTGATACATCAAAATCACTATTCCAAATCATTTCGTTTCCGCATGTCAAACAATTTACATTCATTAGTAGTATCCTGAATTATCCATAAGCTCGGGGAAGAGCCCTTCAACGTCTGTGTAGTCGAGCCCGTGTAAGTCCGACCTTAAGTATCCCATGATGTCATCGCGTAGTCCCGTGACCCGTGCTCCATATTGTGTGAGCTCAATATCAATATTAAATTTTTCCATGGCCTGCGTAACGTACTCATCGTCTGTAATATCAATATCAATCGTAACCATTAGTCTGCCCCTTATTTATAAAACGTTATAAAGAAGCCCTGCTAAAATTCCAGAAATAATTGCGGTTCGAACATATTTGTTTTTG